CGCCGACGGTTCCGTTATTTCCGCCGCGAAATGGTCCGCTCTAACCGACCCGAAATCCGAGATTCAGGGGCCGTTGTGGTTCGCGTTCGACGTCGACCCTTTGAGGACATCGGCGTCGATCGCTGTCGCGGGCAAGAGGCCGGACGGGAGAAGCCATGTGGAGGTGGTCGAGATGAAAAAAGGGGTCGGCTGGCTCCTCCAACGGCTCCCCGAGCTCCACGCGAAACACCACCCTGCCCGGATCGTCTGCGCCACCACCTCCCCGGCCGCGTCGCTGCTGCCCGACCTCGCCCAGGCTGGTGTGTACGTCGAGCCGTGCAACAGCTCCGAGGAAGCCGACGCATGCGGGATCCTCTTCGACGCTGTTGAGGCCGCGTCGGTGGCGCATATGGGGGAGCAGGAGGTTGCGTCGGCGCTTCGCGGCGCGAAAAAACGTCCTTTGGGTGACCGTTGGGCGTGGTCGCGGAAGAACTCAACCGTGAACATCACCCCTTTGGTTGCTGCGACGTTGGCGCTGTGGGCGTCGGTGACGTCTCCTCCAGGTGAGGTGTGGACGACCGCATGGTGAGGAAACGCCGCGTCAAAGTCCACCTGGTCGAGGACCCAGGCCAGCAGCTCCCCTCCATCGAAGGACTGCTCGTCTCAAGGCGCGGCGGCGAATACACGATTGCTGCCCCTCAGTTGCATGTCGCTGTCGGCGCGAACCCTGTCACACCGGAGGGGCGGCTGGTTGTGGTCCCGAGGCAGCGCGTCGCGTTCTACGAAGTCCTCTAGACCAAGGGAGACAAAGCGTGAGTCTTTCGGTTCTACTCCTGGTGGTGGCGATCGTGCTGTTCCTGATCGCCTCTCTGCTCGCGTTCGGCGTGATCGCCAGCGGCACAAGCGTCGTCGGCCTCGTCGCGGCTGGTTTGGCGGCGGCGGCCGCGTCGCGGCTCCCGGTGTAGCCGAGATGAGCGAAGTTTTCGATGTCTCTGCGCCGATCCGCTCCCTGTGTGAAGTCCTCGGACTGGATGCCGAGTTCGTCTGCGAACTTGTCTGTCACCCCACCTACGTTGAGGCAGAGGTCTACAAGACCAATGCGGCTGGCTCAAAGTTCTGCGCCCCTGGGACGAGCGTGCCGATGAAAGACCGGCTCATGTTCGTCGTCAAGACCTAGACGGCGATGTGGCAGCCGCTCGAGCGCGTCCAGCGGGGCGAGCTTCGCCCCTGCGGAGAATCCCCTGACGGCCGCCACCTGGAGTTCTTCGCTCACCCCGACGACGTCCCCGCGCTCCTCAGCGATGGCGCCACCCTCATAGACGGGTTAGGCGGCCGGCGCAGGTACTGGGCGTCGCTTTCAACCACCCCTTACTACGCGAACGGCGACGTTCAAGTGGTTCTGAAAGAGGTTGCATGATCGTACGGACCCGTGAGGGGCAGGACGTTGAGCTGCGTTCGTTCGCGCTCACCGACATGGTCAGGTGGGGCTACAACGGATTGCGCTCGATCCAGACGCAGGTCGGCGACACACAGATCCGCGGCATCCCAGCGTTGCACAGGGCTGCGAGACTCCGGGCAGAAGCCGTCGCGTCGCTGAGGTTGTGTTGTTGGCGCGGCGAAGGACCCGACAGGCAGCGTGTCGACACCGTCTGGCAGTCCAGGCTGTTCGACAACGGCCCCCAAACGAACGCCACCAACCCGGTTCAGACCCGATTCACGTTCTGGGAGACGATCGAAGAATCGCAGGCGTGGCGGAACAACGCGTTCATCTGGAAGAACACCGCCGACGGCCGTGTCACCGACTGGTGGGCTTTGCACCCAGACCAGGTCGAACCCCGGTTCGAGGGAGGCAAGGTCATCTACCGGGTCACCGTCTCCGACGGCTACGTCGACCCGGTCGGCCGCGGCCCCGGCAAATACGACGTCGACAACCGCACGATCCTGCACATCCGCGGTCACGGCCAGGGCGGACAGTTGCTGGCGCCGACCCCGGTGCAGGTGTTCCGGGAGAAGCTGAACGCCACACTGGGCCGGCAGCGCCACGAGGCCAGGATGTGGCGCCGCGGGATCTCCGGCCAGATCGGTGTCGAGTTCCCCGCCGGCATCGGCAAAGAACAGGCCGACCAGTGGCGTGAGTCGTGGCGGGCGAACTATGAAGGCACCGAAGGCGAAACCACGTTGGTCATCGGTGGCGGCGCGACGATCAAGCCGATCGGGATGACCCCGGCCGATGCCCAGTTCGTCGAGATGGAGCATCTAACGGTGGAGGACGCCGCCCGCATCATGGGCGTCCCCGCGAACCTTTTGGGCGCCCAGATCGCGCATCCCCGCCCCGACCTCGAGCAGGACCTGATGGCGTGGCTCAGGTTCGGGCTCGGCCCCGAGCTCGCCCGCATCGAGGACGCGCTGTACGCCGACCCCGACCTGTTCGGCGGGTCGCAGACCTATCCGGCGTTCGACACGGACGACTTCGTCCGCGGCGACCTGTTGACAGAGGCGACGGTGTTGCAGGCGCGGGTGCAGGCCGGGATTTTGACGCCTGACGAGGCCAGGGCCGAGCTCGGCTACGACCCGCTCCCCGGCGGCGTCGGCGCGATCCCGCAGATCACCACGGTCGGCGGCGCACCCAACGCGCTCCCGGCGCTGTCTCCGAAGCCCGGCAAGCCTTCTGCCGCCGACGGTGACGCGGACGCGGACACGAAGAGTCTGTCGGTGCCGTCGATCGAGCTGCGCGTCAACCAGAACCTCGACGCGATCGGTGACGCGGTCCGCGAAGGATTCCACAGGGTCGCTGACGCGAACCAGCAGCTTGCCTCCACGCTGGAGGAGCAGGCCAGAAAAGCCGGCGAACTCGAGGCTGCACGGCAGTCCCGTGCGCTGCGCGCGGATGAGGAGCGCCGCGAACTGACCGACGCGACCGTTGCCGCCCTTGAACGTGTCGGCTCCCCGAATGTGGTTGTGAACGTCGAGCCGACCCCGGTCGAGGTCGTCAACAACGTGACGGTGCAGCCCGCCGACGTTCAACTGTCGCTGATCGACGATGACTGCCCGCCCATGACCATTGATTTCAAACGAGCCTCTAACGGACTGATCCAGTCCGCTCAGATCACGGAAGGAGCCTAGTTGGCGACCACCAAGGTTTACGGGTTGGCGCAGAAGCATTTCGCTAACTCCGACATCAACTGGGGCACGGACACCATCAAGGTCGCCCTCTGCACCAGCACCTACGTTCCGAACCAGGACACCGACGAGTTCTTCTCGGCGGTCACGAACGAACTGTCCGCGACGGGCAACTACACGTCCGGCGGCGCCACCCTCGCCGGCTGCGCGAAGTCGTATGCGGCGGCGTCGAACCAGGAGAACCTGACCGCGTCAAACTTGACGTTCTCGGCGTTGACGCCGTCGTCGGCGTTCCAGATCGCCGTCGTCTACAAGTCGACCGGTACGGCGTCGACGTCGCCGTTGATCTGCTGGATCGACTTCGGCGCCGCCCAGAACCCCGGCGGGTCCGACTTCACGCTGACATGGGCCGCCACCGGCGTCCTCTACATGACCACCGCGTAAAAATGGACGACCTGACGCTCAAGAACGCGGCCGAAATCGTCCGCGCCCGGTCCGCGACCTACGAACGGCTGCTTTCTGTGGTCACTTTCCTCGACCGGGACGTGGAGCTTCGCGAGCAGCTCGGCTTGAACATCCCGCAGGCCGCCGACGGCCTCTACTACCGAGACACACGGCCGCCGTTCATGGTCGCCGACCAGACCGCCATTACCGGCACCTCGGAGGCGCTGATGTGGCCGGCGGCGTTCTCATCGCTCGTCGCGAACTACATGGTAGTCGGCAAGATGCTGAAACTGACCGCAGCGGGCAAAGTCACCACGGCCGCGTCGTCGCAGGGAAACATCACCCTCACCCTCCGGTTCGGCACCACCACCTCCGGCACATCGCTGGCCGCGTCCGCGGCGACCGCACTCGCCGCGTCGAAAACGAACATCACATGGCGGCTCGAGGCGTATGTGGTCTGCCGCGGCGTCGGATCGTCGGGCTCTCTCCTCGGCTGGGGGACGTTCATGTACGACGGCGCCGGCGGGGTCTTCTCAACGACCGCAAACAACCCGCTGCTGTTCCCTGCCTCCGCCCCAGCGGCAACGACGGTGGACACCACCGCCGCGTCAGGGCTGGTCGTCGGCTGCACGCTCGGGTCCGCGTCGGATTCGCTGACGACGCAGTTCCTGCTGGTCGAGGCGCTGAACTAGGCAGCCGCCCGTGCCGGGCGTTTTCACACCCGCCTTTCTGCTTCCGTCGGGGAACACGGCGTCGCTGCTCGGGTTCGACGCCGACGGCGCGAATGTCCATTACGCCGTCATCGCGTCCGGCAACCTCGTCTACCTGAACTCGGCCGACGAGGGCCGCATCTGGTCGGCGCCGGTCACGCTCTATACCGCGATCAACGACGTGCCGCTGACCGCGGGTTTGGCGGTCGACAAGCAGACAGTGCATCTCGTCTACGCGACGCACGTCGACGACACGTCGAACCCGCCGGTCCTCTACTACATCCGCTCCACCGACGGCGGCGCCACCTGGAGCTCCCCCGTCGTGTTCGACGACGGTACCTCACACGGGAATAACCGGTTCTACAGGCTGTCGCTGCGCGCCAAGGCCGGCTACGCCCACATCGCCTGGGTCTGCCACTCGAACGTCGACTTCACCACCGACGGCCTCTACTACATGCGGTCGATCGACGGCGGCAATACCTGGTCGGTGCGGCAGCAGCCGTACTCGGCGACCGTCAACTCGCCCGGCCGCCCCGGAATGTCGCTCGACGGCGATGTCGTCGCTCTCACGTACACCGACGAACGATATGGAACGTACGGGAACGGATCCGGCGAGGTGATGTTCGCCCGCTCGCGTGACCGCGGCGTCACCTGGGAAACCGAGATTCGGATCACGAATACATCCGGGTTGGGCGCCTCGTCGTTCGGTTGTCTCCGCCCCGACGTTTACGCCTACGAGGGCGTCGTCACGCTGATGTGGCAGAACACATCCGACGGAACCGACGACCTCTACTGGTCGTACTCAGTCGACGGCGGCGTGACGTTTTCGTCTCCGGCCCAGTTCACGAACGGCGCCGGGGTTGAGGAACACGTCATGTTCTCCGGTCGGGGCCGGACGGTGTATGCGTTCTACACCGATCACTCTGACCTGGGCAGCACCAAAGGCCAGATTTACTACGCCATCTCGTCTGACGGTGGCGTCACTTGGGGCACCAAGACCCGTCTGAATCCCACGTCGATCGACCAGACGGCCGCGCGAACCTGCACGTCGAACAAGTTCGTGCATGTCATCTACGGCCCCGGAACGGGCGGCCAGATGTATCAGCGGCAGAACCTGCGTGACTTCCCCGGATGACCCTCCAACTCGTCGATAGCTTCAACAGGTCGAACGAGGCGACGCTTTCCGACAACGGGAAGTGGACGACCGGCGGCATCAGCAACTCCGGCACCGGCCTGAAACTGTCGTCGAACGTCGTTGTCCGGCAGGGCTCGTCGGGCACGTTCGGCCGCGACAACAGCTACCGCAACGACATCACGTTCGCGGCGGGCGAACCGGTCATCGTCGCGGTCACCGTCGCGCAAATGTCCAGCGACGGCGAAGTCGACATCGATCTGTTCGCGCCGTCGTCCCGTAACGGCTACAACCTCGTCGTCCAAAACACGTCGTTCTCGGGGCTGGGGACCCCGCTGATCGAGATCAACCGGGCCGACGCCGGCACGCTGACGGCGCTCACCTCGCGGACCGACCTCACCCCTGCCACCGGCGACAGGTACGCGCTACAAATCGACGGCGCCGACGTTGTCGCTTGGCGGTACAACTCGGGCGCCTGGGCGGAGATCCTGCGTATCTCCGAGTCAACCTACCGTTCCGCGTTTTCGGCTGGCCTTGAGATCGCCGGGTTCAACGACTCGACGCCGATGCAGCTCGACGACTTCTCCGTCGAGCAGCTCGATGTCATGGTTCCGCGAAGCCAGAACATCCCGGCGATCCTCCAACGCCACCCGCGCGGGCAAAAGCAGCCTTTCCGCGCGTTTCTCGTCAGCACGACCGACACCCCGGCTTCGGCGCCGACGAACATTTCGGTTCCGTCGGGTGTCATCACCGTCGCGGCGGACGCCCCGAACGCGTCAGACACCCAGACGGTCCCGGCGGCCGTCATCACCCTGGCGGCGGACGCCCCAACTCCCAGTTTCAACGCGAACCCCCCGTCCGGGGTTATCACGCTCGCCGCCACGGCGCCGAACGTTACGGACACCCAGGCCGTCCCGTCCGGTGTTATCACCGTCGCGGCCGACCCGCCGACGGTCAAGTTCAACGCGAACCCGCCCTCCGGGGTCATCACAGTTGCGGCGGACGCCCCGAACGTCTCCGACACCGAGACGATCCCTTCGGGCGTCATAACCTTCGCCGCGACAGCCCCGGCATTCAGCTTCAACGCCAACCCGGCGTCGGGTGTCATCACCCTCGCCGCAGCCGGACCCGCCGTTTCGTTCGCGTCGCAAGTTCCGTCGGGCGTCATCACGCTCGCCGCAACCGCACCGGCCGTCTCCGACACCGAAGCGATCCCCTCCGGGGTCATCACCCTGGCGGCGGACGCGCCGACGCTGTCGTTCCAGACACACCCGCCGTCCGGTGTCATCACGGTCGCGGCCGACCCGCCAGCGACGTCCGACACGGAAACGATCCCGTCCGGGATCCTCACGCTCGCCGCGGCAGCCCCCGCCGTTTCCGTCAACACCAGACCGCCCTCCGGCGTGGTCACGGTGGCGGCGGACGCCCCGACGGTCAGCACGCCGGCGATCCCGTCCGGTGTTATCACGTTCGCGGCTGACCCGCCAACGATTCCCGGCGGCGCTTCGCAGGCTTTCCCCGGCGGCGGGTTCATCGAGCCGCCCACCCTCCGGCTCGACGACGAGGCGGCGTTGATCGCGGCGGCGGTGCTCGCCGCTGCGCGCCGCAAGCGCCGCCGCCGCATCCTCACCACCGTCTAGCAAAGGACACCACGCTTTGAGCGACATGAACCTGGCGGCTGCCGGGGAGCCTGGCCTGCCTGAGCTCCGCTACGCAGTCGCTCCCATCCAGGACGTCGAAGTCCGCGACCCGTCCGAGTCGTACGACAACACCTGGACGATGACCGGCTACGCCGCCGTGTTCGATCAGGAAACCACCCTGTACGACGGCCGGTTCATGCGGATCACCGAATCCGTCGCCCCCGACGCGTTTAACAACGTTCTCCGCACCCAGGGACTCACGCGCCCCGAAGGGGTTGTGCATTTCAACTTCGGCCACGACATGTCCACCGCTGTCGCCGCCACCGACGTCGCCGCCGGCCAGCCGGGCTCGCTCGAACTGCGCGTCGACTCCAAGGGGCTGTTCTACACGGCACGCGTCTCTAGGGACGACCCTGATGCGGTGCGGATGGCCGCGAAAATGCGGACAGGGGTTCTCAAGCAGGCGTCGTTCGCGTTCACGATCGCGCGTAAGGAGACGACGGAGACGGAGCTTGAAGATGGGCGCACCGAGGAGCGCGACCGGATCCAGGAGGTCGGCCGCCTCTTCGACGTGTGCGCCACCCCGCAGGGCGCCTACCCGCAAACAGTTTCGCAGCTTCGCTCCTATGCGGCTGCGCTAGGCCAGATCCAGACCGCCACCGCCGACGAGGTGCGTGCGGCGCTGGCCGACAATCACCGGTTCGACCCGTCTTGGGAAGCCGGGCCTGACATTCGACCCGCCGATCAGGTGGGAAGTGTCCGGGCGAGAAGGCGACTGTCCGCCGAACTGACACGCGGCGTCGCCCGTCACACCAAGAGGTAAACCATCTTGACCGAGCAGGAACTGCGCGACGCGTACAACGCGGCAGCCGAGGCTGTCGAGGCGCGCGCCGCCGAGTACGACGCTCTCGCCGCAGACGCGGCCGACGAGGAAGTCGAGGACGCCAAGCGTGCCCTCGAGGACGCCGTCGCCGCCGCCGACAAGGCCGAGCAGCGCATGAAGGACCACGAGGCCGCCAAGAAGGCCCGTGAGAAGTTCGTCAAGCTTCCGGTCGACAAGACCGAGGAGCGCAAGCCTGCCCCCATCCATGTGGATGAGCCGGAGATGTACGAGCGGGGCGGGTTCCTCAACGACCTGTTCCGCGCCCAGGTGCAGCGCGACCCGATCGCAGCCGACCGGATCGCACGCCACCAGGCATACGAGGTCCAGAAGCGAGCCGTCGCCACGTCGACGCTCGGCGGAATCATCCCGCCGCAGTACCTCGTCGACATGTACGCGAAGGCGAAGCGGAACGGCCGCGTGTTCGCCGACCAGGTCGACCGGCAGGAACTCCCCGCCGAGGGAATGAGCCTGATCGTCCCCCGCCTGACCGGCGGCGCGGCGGCAGCCTCCCAGACCTCGGAGTCGTCCACGGTCACCACACAGGACCCGACCGAGTCGGACCTGACCGTCAACGTCCGCACGATCGCCGGCTACCTGCCGGTGTCGAGGCAGACGCTCGAGCGGGCCTCCTACTCCGAGCCGATCCTGTTCGAAGACCTCGTCGCCCGGTACTTCGCGCAGCTCGACACCCAGTGCATCAACGGCTCCGGCTCCTCGGGCCAGCACCTCGGACTGCTGAACACATCCTCGATCGCCACGTCGGCCGCGTCGACCATGACCGTCGCCGGTGTGTGGCCGAAGATCGCCGACGTCATTCAGCAGATCAACACGCAGTGGGGCGGCCTCGGCATCGTCGCCGACAAGATCGTGATGCACCCGCGCCGCTGGGGCTTCTTCGAGGCGGCGTTCGACAGCAACAACCGGCCGGTGTTCGGCATCTCCAACAACGGCCCGTACTTCAACGTCGCCGGCGACGGCGAGCCGTCCGCGTACGGGTACGTCGGCCGGATGCACGGCCTTCCCGTGTACACCGACGCGAACATCCCGACGACGCTCGGCTCGGGGACGAACGAGGACCGCATCCTCGTCATCTCGTCGAACGTCGTGCATCTGTGGGAGCGCGGCGGCGACCCGGTCACGCTCGGGTTCGAGCAGCAGGCCGGCACGTCGCTCCAGGTCCAGCTCGTCGCCTACGGGTACTCCGCCTTCACGGCGGGCCGCTACCCGG